TTTCAAGAAGAATATCACCACCCAGTATCGCAGTTGATATATTGGTTGCCGTTGTGTAATCTTCTGAGGAAATACTGTCGTTCGCATTAACAGCAGTATCTTGGACGATATGATCTATGGCCGCCTCCCGGCCGGGTGTAGCATCTTCAAGAAGAATATCACCAGATGTGTAATCTTCCAAGTCAAGACTGTCACCCGCAATAGTCAGAAATCCGCTACCGTCGAGAACGATATGATCTGAATTCAGATCATCATTACCCGGTGTAGCATCTTCAAGAATAATATCACTACCCAGTGTGTCACTAGTTCCAGCTTCTAAAACAATCAGATCGCTGGGATCATTTGTTCCATTTGCATCTGTGGCATTGAATACAATTTTTTCACCAATGTTTGCAGGCCCGGGAATTCCCTCTTCTAAGAAGAGTTTGTCATTTTCATCTTCACCACTAGAGGTAGTGCCATCCAAGAGAATTGCATCATTACCATAAAAAACTTCGGAATTGGCTCTAGCCGTTTCCAATAAAAGTTTTTCAGCTGCATCTGTACCACCAGCATCAGTGCCATCCAAGAGAATTGCATCATTACCTTCAGTCCCCCCGGCATCTGGTGTATCATCTTCAAGAAGGATAAGACCAATATCTGGGTCAGGGTCTTCAAGAAGAATAGTAGCAACATTATTAGTCTGATTGATAACTAAGTTTTCTTCGTATTCTATGTCAGCATCAAGTTCGATAAAGGTTCCACCCCCGTCTGTAAGGATTGGGGTTGGGGCACTTTCCAATATAAATTTTACCTGCCTTGGTGCAACTGAAAGTTCAGTTGTTCCCGATTCCTGAACGGTCCGCTCGGTGGTTTCACTAGATATGAATCCATTTCCAAGTCCGTCTCCGGTGGGTGTACCATCTTCTAAATCAAAGAAAGATAATCTTTGCTCAGGATGCTCCATAATGAGTTCACCCTCATCATCCTCCAAGAGTATGAAGTCAGTTGTTGCCGCAAGATTGTCTATTAAAAGTCTATCTCCATTCTCATCAACAAGGGTGTCCCCATAGATAAGATCAGCATCTAAAATAAGATTGTCATCAACATAATCATCGTCCACAATAGAGTCTTCAAGGCGCATACCCTCGTTGGAAGTTACTCCATTTGATTCATCTTGAACAGCAATCGTATCTTCGATAGAAACCTCTAGAACCTGAGTTGTAGAATCATATGACCGGATGGAACCTGTATGTGATGTTAGTGTATCACCTACAGCAAAAACTCCCGTTATATCTTTTATAATAAAACTTGCGCGGGCTTCTGATGTAGGGGATTCAGTATAACTGAAGCCCGGATTAGTAATATTGATAGAAGAAATTCGCCCAATGTCTGTGGTTGTTGCAAGAACATTTGCACCGTTACCATATCCAGTCCTAACAGTAACACTAGGTAATAATCCATAACCATAACCCGGATCAGTTACCGTTATTTTTGTAATATCTCCATCACCAGACTCTAACACAATTCCCTCATTAGGATAACGGTTTGTGTCTAAAACTTTTGTATTTACTGCCCACTCAGATTGAATTCTGTCACCAAGAACTAGTTCAGTGTTGACGCCTCCAGAATAATCGTATGACGCAGCATTACCAGACTCACCGTAGATATGATCTGATTGATAGTTAAAGTTCCCACCATAAAGAGTATATGTAGATGTACTATAAGACGCTGCAGCTGAAACTGTTGTTGCAGTTGGTGAATAGAAATTAACACCGGGATACTCAAGGAATTTATATATTCTCACTGCTTTTGCAAGAGAATCAAATGTTAAAACTTCATTATCTGGGAGTGATTGTGGAATGGACAGAACGATAGTTGATTGATCTGTAACAGAGGTAACTGTAACTTTTATACCTTGAGCAATACTATTTGATCGTACAACCATCCCTATAGCAATATCATTCCCAGCATTCCCATCTAGTGTTACTGTTGTTGAGTTGAATGTTTCACCATTAACAGAAGCAGATGATTTTAAAATAGTAGTTTTTGATGCTGCGGAATTTGATATATATATTGGATAATAGTAACCGGCCGCTCCACTATATATTCTATCAGTTCCAAATACTGCATAGGGTTGTTCTGCAATGAGTGTACCCACTTCAACTTGAAAATTAAATAGTTCTAAGAAAGTGTTTGTACCAGCTTCCTGTATGATAATATCTTTATTGATAACAATATCATCATCGTCATACTCATCAACGATGACACCATTAGTACTAGTAACTACACCCGCCGCTTCATGCACTACTCCATCTTCAGAACTGTTCTCTGCAAAAACTACAATCTCACCTATTTCATAATTCGTTCCTCCAGAATCAATTATAACATCTGAAACTGAACCCCTTTCAACCGTACCAACAACAGCTGAAATATCACCACTACCAATAGCAACAGAATTATCAAGGTCAAGGACATCATCAGCACTGTATAGTATTCCGTCATTTGATATTGATGTGCTTGAAAGTAATTGGTCAATAACAAAATCATATCTTATATCTCCTTTGCCAGATATACCATATGCAGTTTCTCCATTTTCAAAGGTTCCAATCACACTTGAAATTTCAAATTCAATATAAGAAGTGCCACCAGAGAGAGAAAAGGTTGTTGAATTCTCAACAAGAGCAGTTGCTAAGCTACTCTCACCTGTAATTGATTGTCCAATAAGTTCATCTGCATCAATATCATTAGGAGAAGAAACACGGATAATGGTAGGTTTGTCCCAATCTGCTGCTGACGGTTTCGTCATATATTGGTTAGGATAGAATATTGTTGCTTCCTCACCCAGAAGGATTTTGATAAAGAGTTTAATACCCTCTTTAGTTCCCTTCTTTTTATACAAGTCACCAATATGTTTTTCTAAATCTCTCTTATTAATTCCATTTGCAATATTAGTAGGAATTCCAGCCATAAAGGATTTGCGAAACTCTTCAATAAAGTCATGAATTGTATTATCAATATCAGCATACGCCAACAGTTGTTGAATATTTTGAACAGGGTTTGCACGATATTTTGTGATAACCCCACTTGCACCAGAGGTTCCACCTGTTACAATTTCACCAGTTTCAAATAATTGTTGTGAAGATATAAATAATCTTGGTGTTGCATTACCAAGGTCTTCAACAAGAACCTTTGCAGTGGCATAAGATGTACTACCAGTAATAGTCTCACTATCCACAAACTTACCTGTAGAACCAGTACCACTTTCAGTAACAATCAGGGTTCCATCTTCATTAAGAAGATTAGTAGGAGTCTGAACCTCTAAAATGATGTTATCAATACTGACTGTTAATTGAAGTTCAGCAGATTCAAGGAACTGGTAATACGATTTTAGAAATTGAGAAAACTGTGGGTGGTCTTCAGCAATGAAGTCAGGTAGTTGTCCATCAATTTGAGTACTGAGTTTATTCTCTAGTTCTGGGGTCCAAGATAAGTCAAAAGGTGGTGCCATAATTAATAACTCGAAGGGGCTACATAATTACTAGTTGTAACATAATTAGTTGAACCCCCGCCACTACTAACTGCAATCGTATCCCCTCCTGCGGTGATTGTCGTATTAATAAGATCAATTTCAATAATCTGATTTCTCTTACTAACAATATCGACGGATGATGGTGATGCAGTTATTCTTATTGATGTTGATACATTATCATCAACATTAGATACAGTAGTTATATAAATTGGATTAACTGAAATTAAACCATTTATATAATTTACAGTTCCAGCCAAGAGATCGTAATATGTTCGTGCCCCAGAATCCAAATAATAAATACGAAGATTACCAATACCATCATCATCAAAGAACATCTCGTTTGTATTATCTTGTATATAGAAACCCGTTGATGCAATGATACCACCAGCTGTTGAATTATGGCCAGAGTGTGGGTGGTATAATTGGTTTGCAAAATTGACGGTAAAGGAAAGTGAACCCGACGTACTTGGTGTATGAAGTAAGGAAAGAACTACTGTAGTAATATTATTTAATATAGAAGTATCACTAGCATCAATTAAAGCAGTAAATTGTGAGTGTCTAAAAACAGAGTTGAATACTTTCAGATAATTGTTGTTGTAATTTGTGATAGTACTGGATACAATTGACTGTAGTGATTCTTTATTTTTTGCCGTTGCATTGCTATCAAATTTAAAATTGACACTCATAATCAGATTTAAAATTTCTGGGTCTACGATTACTGGAGTTAGTGAAGCAACGGTATATGGAGCCAACCCTGTAACCAACTGTGCTTTCTGAATCTCATTCAGATTCAATCCGGTTATTGATTTCACACTAATGAATATCTTACCATACTCTGCAATATCTGATATACCAGTAACGCTATTAAATGAACCATCCTCTCCACCCCAAACAGAAACCGCTTGAGTATTTGCAAAGAGTTGTCTAATATAAGTTTTATAATCTTCTGTTGTAACACATCGACCCTGTGACGCATAGTCTAGGGGTGCGTTATATTTTATAGACTCAATAGATTCTGGTTCTGCACCACCGGCCGCCGGAGACACTGTTCTAACATTGACACTGTTAACAGTATCAATTGCAGATGAACTAGTAAAGCCTGCGGCACTATTTGCAGCACCTTTGTTGGTAACAACATAATTCATTATGATAATATTGCCATCCTCTAACGCACTACCTAGAATACCATCACCGAAATATATTTCATACTTACCATCCTCAACTTCTTGTAGGAAATAAACATTTGAGGTAGAGGTTAGTCCAGAAATATCTGTTGCTAGAGTATAGGTTGTTAGTGTAGAATCTGATAAAGAGTTTTGTACCGTAACTGTGAGAGTTGTTGTATCTGCCCTATTATCATTAATAAGAAATCTCTGTTCAACATTCTGAGTGTCAGCAGTGTATCTAGATGAAACATAACTGCCTTCATATATAACTGTGTCATCAAATGCAATACTCGCACCCTGAAGAAATGCGGTAGTATCCTGTATAGTTACGAACTGATAAGATGTATCGCCCACACTAGCGGTGAAGACTGTACCCGCAGGCATAGTTGCACTGGTGTTGGACGTATTCAGAAAAACATTAATAGTTGCTTTTGCAGCTGTAGCAGAACGAGTGGTGTATCCCAAAGTCTTTGCATGTGAAACCACACTCGACCTCAACTGTGAGGAATCAAGAAACATTTCGTTTGCAAGCATGTTCGCATTGAAACCAAGATAGTGAGTGTTGTATGCAAGAACATCTAGGAGAGCACTAAGGCCAGAACCTTCGAAGTCATAGTCCTTGAACTCTGTCTGATTTCGCATAAAGACTTTTAGATTATCTTTAACCTCATCAAAGTCAAATTCTGTTACACTGAGTCTTTTTCTAGTCGCTGCCATTATCGTAATCTCTCTAATAGAACTTCCATACTGACAAGTTCTGTGGGTGCATTAACAACATAAAACTCAATGGATACTTCATATGCGTTGTTGTCAAGATTAGGTTGAGCTCGAACTCCCATGAGTCTAGCCCTTGGTTCAAAGTTCTCAATCACATCTTCGATCTTCATAGTCAGAACATATGCCGTAATCGGTGTCATAGGTTCAAATAGAATATCTCTCACACCAGAACCAATCTCTGGGTGAAAGGGTTTCTCATAGAAATTTGTCAGTACAAGATTTCTTACAGAACGCTTGACTGCAACGGCGTCAGTAACTTTAGTGATATCCTTTGATCCAATTTTAGGACCAAAGAATAAATCAATATCAGAATACACTTGAGCTGCACGTTCTTCCCCCTGAAATGTACCATCAGTGTATGCGGTCTTTGACATAAGTATTCCTTTTTATTATATTTATACACTCTCTGCTGTGTTTTGTTTCATCATATAAGTATTATTCGACTTCCAAACATCTTTTGCATTAACACGAATGAATCGTTTGTTGGTTTCATTTGGATTTGGGTTAGGAATAGTTACCACGACATTCTTACCCCTTCTAAATGCTTCAGTCTGATTATTTATTCTATCAACATAATTAAACTCAATGTAATCTCTACGGAGTGCCTTAGTAACGGACTTGCTAACGCTACGGCGTTCACCCTTAGATGTTTCTGTTTCTCCTGATTTCTTCTTTCCCATAATATAACTCCTTTATGTATGTTTGTATTTATGTCTTCACTTTTTCGCCGCCTTCAACATCTTTGCCACAGCACCTTCAAAAGCTTGCTCTGGTGATGGGCCAAGTGCTGCATAACCTACTTTCGCTTTCACAAGGGCGTTATTAACGATCATGAAGCCCATCTTAGTGATACTGGCCATCGTGACCTGAACTTGTTTCAACCCGCTGTCGTGGTCCCCCAGGCTTTGAACCTCAACCTTATAACTACTGTATTTTGCGTCAGCAATTTTTTGTAAGTCTGCCAGTGTGGTGGTTGATTTTCGATCTGATGCTGATTTAATCTTTGCTATCTCTTCCGGGGGTGTCTTCTTCGGCGCAGGCGGTGGTTTTGCTGGCTCCGGTACGGCTTTGGTTGGAGGCGGCTTTACCGTTGCCACTGTGGGTTGTGCGGTTGGCGGGGTTGGGTAGTCCAGCGTTGAGACTGGCACCGGAGTGTTATTTTTTGCAGGTGTTTTTGAGGGAACATAATCAGGATCATACCTTTCCAGATATGAATAAGTTAATAAAACACACATCCCCTTATATTTGGAATTTAATCTTGCATCACTCATAGGGTTCTTATTATGTCCTACAAATATGTCAGGATCAGAACTAAAAACAGTGCCACCTGATTCTATGTTGCCCGGATGATCAGAAAGTTTAACTGGTGGGTAAAAGTTAAATTCGTTTCGAATAGTAGTCCAATTAGTATTATCGTTAAACCCACGGGTAGGATAATCACCAGTAGAGATAAGTAGATCAGCGTGACGACCATATCGATTTCTATAATAAAATCCTTTATTTGCGTCAGTGCTTGCAATATTTTCGTCTAAATTAAATCTTTTGCGTTCTTGTCTGTCCCAATATCCTTTATTAACACCTGTGCCGGTATGAAATAGTAAGCTCTTAATTCTAACAGGTTTATGTTTAAGTTTTACATATGTTTTGGCATCTGTAACCTTGTCTTCTACACCGCCCTCGCCGTCGGGCTCTACTTCAGTATAGGCGGCTTTTTGAACAACATCAGCAAGGGAAAATGTTTCAGTAATTGTTGTCTTTTTATATGAAAATCCATCGCCCTGTGTTGATGATGCATAATTTGTTCTCTCACCCACAGATGTGGGTGGAAAAGCAACACTAGTGGGCGCACCGCCACCAAGTGACACTGTTTTAAATGCACTAGGTAGTGCTATTTGAAATGCAGAAGTATCCTGTGTTGGTGCTATTGCACTTGTAAAAAAAGATGACATCTTGTTCTGCAAATCAGCAAACCTCTGCTCTACTGCAACAACTTGTTTTGCCACAGATGAAGCTTCAGTTACGGCAGGGGCAGCTGCTTGTTTTGGTGCAATAGGTTTTTGGTCTGCTGGTTCAGTGCTTCCTGATGCTTTCTCAAGATTGGGAACAAGGGCACAAATATTACCACCACCTAATATTGCCGCAGTCGCACTACTAACAAGACTATCTAACTCTAAACCACCAGACTTTATGTCATCACCAAATTCTGTTTTAATTTTTGCTAGTGCAGAAAAAAAAGCTGGGGTGCCGGGTATCTGTGAAGTAAGACTTGCAATTTCTGCCTGCAAGTTTAGTTTAGGTAGAGTTGGTATCTCAATAGTTTGCAGTTTATCTTTCAATCCCTCAAGTTCATTCTGCGCTTCTGCAAACGCAGCAGATGCAGTAGATGCTGCTTCATTAAGCTTTGCTTTTGCATCTGATTTTGCCGCAGTGAGTTTACTCATAACGTCATTCAGTTCTGGACTTGCGCCACATAAATTAGCGTTTGCAAAATCAACCATTCTAATCTCCTACTCTATCCTTAATTTGGAGTGCTTGTTTCAGCACCAGACACACCAGCTGGGTCTGTATGAGTGTGTTGTGTAAGAGTGATTGCTCTAGCAGTGACTTCACTCTCTACATGTTCCATTGTAATCAATCCCTTACCTGTGATTGTGTCAGTAAGTGTTCCGGCCACGGTTCTAACTGCGTTCGTTCCAACGATTTGACTCAGTGTTGTTTCTGGATTGATTGTCATTGCAGCTGCAGACTTTATGTTCAGTGTGTCACCAGACTTCAGAGACATAATGCCCGATATGGTTGACTGAGATATATTAGTCTTTGCAAGCACGGTATAGTTAGAATTCGTTGTCATGAAAATACCATCACCACCAGCGTTTGAATCCATCTCCTTACCCGTAACATCTAAATCATATCCACCACCAACAACTTGAATTTTAGATTTCTCAAAGGTAACAACCGAATCACCACCGACTCT